CGATATCCCAAGGGATAGCCGGCAGCGTCACGGCGCGAGCATCTCGCCGAGCTACCTGCCCCTGCCTGTTGGGAGTATGCGCAAGCGGGTGCGTAGGCTTCATGGCATCCTCACCAGAACAAAAGAGGGACATACGTGGTCGAAATATCTCCGAGCACGTAGTGCTCGGAGATATGTTTACCGCTAGCCTTCCTGGCTGGCCTTGCCGCTAATTCCAGCAATCTTCTTGCCGGCCGAGCCCCTGCCGAACATTTTGCCGGAGCCGCCTTCGGCGAAACGAAAACCCGAACCGTAACCCTCAGCGTCACTCCTGTCCGGCTTCGCACCTTCTTTAGCCCCCTGCGATTGCTTCCCCGAGACGCCAGGAGCTACCTCGCCTGTAGTCCCCTTGCCGAACATCTTCCCCGAGCCGCCTTTAGCGAAAAACCCCGGCGACTCGCTGCTCTTAACCATTTTCGTCATATCGTGCTCCTATTTGATCTTGCCGCGCGGCTTGTTCGCCGGTAGCTCGGCGGGCTTCTTCCTGTCCACCTTCGGCACCTTCTTGGACAATTTCGGGATCGGAAAATGCTTGTCTTTCGTGTCAGCCGCGAAGTTCTGCGTCGACGTTCCCGATTTCATCCGTGCCATGTTGCACTTCTCCTAGTTGTTACTTGAACGACCCCGGCGACTTGTAGCGCGGCTTGCTGTCGCCGCCAGAACGCACGCTGCCGCCCTTGGCGAACTTCATCGGCTTCTTGCCGAAGCTCTCCTTGGCGCCGCGCTTCTCCGGATGATGCACACGCTCGACGAAGCCGCCCTTCTTGAAGCCGCCGGCCCCGCCGACGCCTCCACCTGGAGGAACAGGAGGCGCGCCGCCGGGGGCCGGGCCGGCCATGCCGGGAGGAGGGCCTATCCGGGGGCGCGGGGTCGGCGGGCCTAACCCCAGTCCCGGGGGACCCCCCGCCGGGGGCATCGCGGGCCTGGGCGCTCCCGCCCCCGCCATGGGTGTGGGAGGCATGCCGGGCTTACGCCCGCCGCCGCCCATTTTCGCTGCTCCAGGTCCGAGCATCCCTCTCTGTCTAGGCATTAGCCTACTCCTCCTGCTATGGCGGCCCCGCCGCCCATATCGGTGTTCATCAGATTGGTGCGCGGACCCATATCGCCGCTCACCCCTCCATGCACTTGTCCACCCTTCCTCGCTCCAGGGGGTGCCCCGGGAGGCCCGCTGGGAGGCCCTCCAGGGCCTCCGGGCGCTTGTGGGCCACCCGGAGGCCCCGCAGGGCTGGGAGGGCCTCCAGCGCTAGGCTGGGGGGCTCCTGGAGCCCCTCCCCCACCCTGTCCCTGAGCCATCTGCATGGCCATGGCCTCATGCTGCTTCTGCTGCTGGTCCATCTGCTCGTCGGTCGGCACGATGTCCTCGCCGGGAAGCCCGATCTCGCTGGCCACTTTGCGCAGGACCTGCGCCCGTCCCTTCGGGCCGATGATCTGCATGTCGACCGGGTTGCCAGTGAGTTGCAGGAACTCAAGTTGCCGGGCGCGCTGTGTTTCACGTTGCATAGCAACTTGAACGCCCATCACCCGGACCTTCTCCTCGCCCGTGAGCAGACCCGTGTCGTCGGTCATCATCACCACGTCGAAGAGGCCCTCGAGCATGGGCTCGATCACGTCGCGGTCGATGTTGGAAGCCACCGTCTGAAGTATCTTCGAGGTGTTCTGCATCAACATGGAGAGCCCACTGGCGGTGCGGCCTAAGCCACCCGCAGGGGGAGAGCCCGTCATGAACTTGGGGATGGCGCTGTGCTCGTCGGCCAGCTGCGAGAAGGCCATGTAGACCTGGAGCAGCTCCTGAGAGTTACTCGTGGGAGTAAAAAACTCAATGGCCTTCTCGGTGTTGTTGCCGAACGGGTCCGACTTGACGTGCCAGCGCTTCCACGGATACATGTCCTCGGGGTTCTCGCCGTCGCCCAGGCGGTCGTCGTTGACCGTGACCTGCGGTCCGGACGCGATGCTCAAGTTGTTGACCATCGCACGAAGCGTGGCGTTAGCCACGGAGGAGATGTCGGCCAGCAGGTCGGGCAGGCCGTTGCCGACGGGGTTGCCCGGCACCTTCTCGAACGAAGTGACGTAGTATTGGTGGCGCTTGCGGGGCGATAAATTAAGTTGGACTTTGATGATGTGCCGCCCAATGAGCCAGCAGTTGCAGTAGTAGTCCCGCAGCGGGTCGGGGATGAGGGACGGGTCGACGCCCAGGTCGAGCAGATGCCTGCCCTGCGCCATCCCCTGGAACTCCAGGCAATTGATCAGGCCGGACTGGTTGAAACGCGGGTCCTCGCGATTTTCGAGGATGGCGCGCTCGGCGTCCGTCATGTCCCAGTTGTCGACCAGGCCGCCCCGGCCATACTCGTCGAGGACGGCGCGCACCTCCTCGGTGATGAAGCCGGGGAGGTCGAGCAGGTCGTTGATCTCGGCTCTGGTGAGTCTCGAGCGCTGGACGACGTTGGCGTCGCCGATGTCGGCCACCCCCGGGGTCCAGTAGATGTCGAAGGGGGAGACGCGCTCCCAGCACAGCACCGGGATGTCCTGCACCTGCGGCTTGGCCAGCTGCGCCTGCTGCGGCCTGGGCATGGGGGCGCTGCCCATGTCGCCCGGCCCCATCATGCCGGAGTTGCCCAGGTGCGGCTGCATGGGCACCACGTTGCTTCCTACTGGGGAGGCGTCGTTCATCCCCATGAGCGGCGGCGCCTTCTGGGTGTAGGCCGTCGGGTCGTTACTCCAGGGAGCAACATCGCGCGACCACTTGACCTGCGTCTTGATGCGGACGACAGGCCCCTTCATCACCGCGTAGGGGAACAGCGGCAGGTCCACTAAAAATTCGGCGAGCGCCACGTAGAAGCCGCCCATGGCCAGCTGCTCTTGCAGCTTGTCCTCGGCGATTTTGGCCTGCTCGGCGGCTTTGCGCTTGGCCTGGTCGCGGGCCGCCTCGACGAGGGAGTTATAGCGATCACGGATATGTGAAGGGTCGGGGAGCGGCACGGGCTGGGGCGGTGGCGGCAGGCCGGCGCCGTGCGCCGCTCCCGGCGGCACTGGCATTCCAGGGGTTGCGGCGCCAGCGGCGCCGCCCTGGGAAGGACCGGAGCTGTGGGAGGGAATGCTCTGGTCGACAAACGCAGGGTGCTGGCCGGTGGCGGCCCCATAGGCGTGTGCCGCCTGCACTCCGGCGGCGTGCGCCAGGTTGGCCTGCTGGGAAGCGACATGCGCCTGGATCATCTGCTGCACCTCGGCAGAGATGAGTTGGCCGATGGCCTGGATGATCTCGGGGGGAACGGAGGGGTCCTCGGCGGGCTCGATGCCCCAGGGCTGGTCGGCGCCGAGATAGACATCACGCAGGAGGGAGCTGGTGCCCCGGCACTTCATGGCCACGATGCGCGAGTAGACGTTGGAGCCGCCGAAGCGCTTCAGCTCCTCGATGATGTTGCTCTCGTAGACGCCGTTGTAAGCTCGCAGGCTGGCGAGCAGGCGGTCGGACCAGCCGCGTCCCACCGTATCGCGATGCCTGCGCATCATGGTGAACTGGTCGGTGACGTAGCCGGCCAGCCCCTGCGGGGGAGCATCGGCGGAAGGGGCGTAGGGCTGGGCGCGGGCGGCGTCAGAGACGTTCTGCCGGGCGACATCCTCGTCCCGGCCGACCACGCGCAATGGTGAGTTCGGCAGTGCTGCCATAACAACCTTTTACCGCCGGCCCTGGCGGAATACTTATGTAAAGAATTGACGCGCGCTGTGGTTTCATGCTACTGTATTTGGGCCTGTTTTGTCAAGAGGAAATTTGAAAAAAATGACCGTAAAGATTAGTGAAGACGACGAACAGCGCCTGCGCAGCCTGGCCATCGGCATAGCCCAGCGCATCCGCGATCCCGAGGAGATTCTCGCTGAGCTGGGCTTCAGCGAGGACGACTGGCGCGAGCTGGAGAAGTCGCGGATATTCCGTAGACTTTTAGAGCAGGCACAGGCGGAATGGAACTCCGTCACGAAGACGTCGCAGCGGGTAAAGCTGAAGGCGGGCGTGAACATCGAGCTGTCGCTGCCGCAGTTCTATGCCGACATGATCGACCCCGGTCACCCCCTGGTGGCCAGAGTTAAAGCATTGGAGCTGATGGCGAGATTGGCAGGGCTGCCCGAGCAGGAAGTGGGCGAGCACGCTCCCGGGGCGCAGTTCAAATTGGAAATACATTTAGGTGACAATCGAGTCGACGTGGTGAACATAGGCCCGGCCATTCCGGAGAAGCCGGAGTCGTTCAAGCTGCCGACGTTTTTACTCCCGGAGTAACTTATGCGAGGTCGTCGATGATCCTGTAAATCCCGGCTTCACCAAGGATCAGCCAAGCTCGATCATGGAAGGCATGAACAGCAAACGCGGCTTTGGCGTTGTCCAGGTCGGACGCCTGCTTCTTGCATGACGGCCAAAGAATTTGCAGGTCTAAGCGTCGCAACCTGCGATACCACCATCTGATCAACATCTTCTACGTCCACGCCAGCGAACTCACTCGGGGTCGCGGGGGCCGGGGCTGCAAGCGGCGCACGGTGCGCCCCAGCACGTAGGCGTAGGCGCCCAGCGAGCCCGCCACCAGGCAGGCATACTGTAGGCAGTCGGCCACGTCGCTCCAGGGATGCAGCTTTTGCGGCGTGTCGGCCGCCCCCTTGTCCTTCCACCCACCACTCGGGTCGTCCTTCCTCTCGAACTTGTAGGCGCCGTCCAGCGCCTGCACGAGCGTGGGGCAGCGGGATTGGTCGATGAGCAACGCCCCTTTGCCGTCGACGTGCCGCATGAGGAAGCTCTCCACTCCCCGCAGGCGGGGGTCGATGTCGTTGGTGGGAGCCGGTTCGGCAGGGAGACCCAGAGACTGGAGCAAGCGGAAGGAGTTGACCTCGAAGAGGCTGTCCATGGCGCGCCCGGAGGGGTCGCCCACGACCACCACCGGCAGGCCCCGGTAGCGCTCGCTGGTGAGCACGGGAATGAGGTTCTGCTTGACGTGCTGCTCCAGCCCCGTTTTGCCGCCCACTTCCTCCAGCACCATGAGCCTACCCTTATGGTCCATCTGGGTGATCAGCGACCAGGGGTTGCGCCCGAAGTCCTGGCCCACCAGGAGCAGGCGGCCATGCACCGGCTCCAAGTTGTCGGCGAGGTGGAAGTCCCGCCGGAAGATGTCGGCGAACACCGCCACGCCGGAGAGGTCGCGCCCGAAGTCGGCATCGACGTAGCGCTTGATATAGTCGGGCGTGCCGAGACGGCAGAGACGCTCGTAGTAGAGGCGGCCCTGGGCGCTGCGCAGGGGGCTGTCCTCGTCGAGGAGAAGCGTGTCGGCGGTTTGCTCCAGGTGGTTGAGGTTTTCGGCGTCGGGGGCTCTGCCGCCGGGCTGGCGGTAGACCTCCCAGTCCGATGGCGGATTCTGGATGAACTCGGCCCAGGGGGAGTTGGCGATGGGCATGTTGGTGTCGGCAAACATCCCCTTCCAGGTGCAAGCCCCGAACTCCCCGTTGGGGAAGCGCCCGCATCTGCCGGCGATATCGCTCATGAGCGATATGTCCGTTTCCACGCACTCGTTGATGTAGACGCCGGTCAGCTGCGTGCTGAGCAGTCTCTTCACGTCCTGCGGGTCGTCGAGCGGCACGAATATCCACTCGGAGTGCACATCG